AGCAATTTTGCGCGGAGAATCAGATGAACTCGATGACTGACCTCTCTCCCGCCGCGCAGGCAGTGCTAGATGCGTACAACGCAGGATTTATTCAACCAGTTGCTGTGCATCACAAACCGCGCATCGCTGCCGCCCTGCGAGCTGCTGCGGATCAGGTATTAGCTGCCCAATGGGAAGGGCAAATACATCCCGATGCAGCGCACAGTCTCGGTATCAACTGGACCCGCGACGCGCTGCACGCCATCGCCGCCGAGCTGGAGGGCCAATGATCCGCCTTGCATTGCTGCTGTTGCTACAAACACCCGCCATGGCGCAGCCCAGCAGATCCGTTACCGCCACGGTCTACGACGGCTGGTTCCATGGCCGCGTCACCTATTGCGGCCAGACGTACCAGCACTGGGGCGTCAGCGCCGCGCACCCATGGCTGAGCTGCGGCACCCGTGTTCGCGTCAGCCATCAAGGCCGCACGCTGGTGGTGCCGGTGACCGATCGCTGCGACTGCAGCAGCATCGACCTCAGTGCTGGCGCTGCGCACCGCTTAGGCGTGCCGCTTGACGGCATCGCAACCGTTCGCATCTCACACCAATGAACGACCCAGTCAACCACCCATCGCATTACACGCAAGGCGGCATCGAGTGCATCGAAGCTATCCAGGCAGCACTGACGCCAGAAGAGTTCAAAGGCTACTGCAAAGGTAACGTGCTGAAATATGTCTGGCGTGAGCAACACAAAGGCGGCACTGAGTCACTGCGCAAAGCCAATTGGTACATGCAATGGCTGGTCAAATAAACAAAGGCCGCAACTTTACGGTCAACATCCGCATGAGCCGTGAAGAGATCGAAGCTGCTCGCAAACTAGGCGACGGCAACATTAGCATGGGCTTCCGTCATGCCATCCGGTATGCCTGCTGGAAGAACATGCGCCCGATTAAGCTCAGCACCATGCTGCGCAGTGCGGCCGTCATGGCACAGGATCTAGAAGATGCCCGCGATTCAAGTTCAATGCCCTAGCTGCACATCTAGGCAGACATACATCGTCATGACCAATCAACTTGACGATGGCACTATTGTTAGACGTCGCCACTGCAGGGCCTGCGATCATCGGTGGTACACGCAGCAACCAGCCGAAGTGCAGGTGCCGCGCTGCCTATTGCAGTGGTCCAATAAAAAGTACATCATCGCTATCCGCAACAATGATCCTTTGTGACACCGAGATCCACGACCTGATCGAACAGGGCATGGTGCAGCATCACCAGCAAGAGCTGATCAACCCTGCCAGCTTGGACCTGCGACTTGGCAATCTGATCATGCTTGAATCGGTGGAGTCGCACCAGATGATTCCACTGTCGATCAAGGACTACACCGCCGAGCATCCGTATCAGTTGGTGCCAGGGCAGTTCATCCTTGCGCAGACCATCGAGACGTTCGTCATGCCGGAGGATGTCGCCGGGTTGTTCTTCCTAAAGTCAAGCCGCGCACGCGAGGGTTATGAGAACCTGCACGCCGGCTATGCCGACCCAGGCTGGCATGGCAGCGCACTAACGCTGGAACTCAAGAATGCCCGGCAGTTGCAGCCGCTGCCGATCTATCCAGGGCTGAAGATCGGGCAAATGGTATTCTTCCGCATGAGCCAACGCCCGGCACTGAGCTACGCGCTGACTGGCAGCTACAACAACGACCAGCTAGTCGCGGCCTCCAAGCAGTTCAGCAGCCGCAGCCAGATGCCACGGTTCAACGCTGCATGAGCGCATCGCTTCAGCGATTAACCACTTGATCTGTGATCGCTGGCTGGCCTCTTGTTCAGCCAGCAACAGCGCATACTCCAGCAGTGCGTTGTAGTCCTTTGCTGCATGTAGCTCACGCAACATTTGGGCATTGGCTGCGCCGTGAAATTGTGCTTCCATTGTGTGAACTAACGGATTCATCATGTCTGACAGCATCAAGAACTATCTCAACAGTATCGCCAAGTATCCACTGTTGACACCGCAGCAAGAGATACAACTTGGGAGGCGCGTGCAGCGGTTGCGTGAGCTGCAATCACTGGATCGCCCGTTGACCAATGCCGAACAGCGTGAGAGGCGCAGCGGTGAACGCGCCCGCCAGCGGTTCATCCAGTGCAACCTGCAACTGGTCGTGCATGTCGCCCGCAGGTACGACAAGCGCAACAACAAGACCATGGAGCTACTCGACCTGATCCAAGAGGGCAACATCGGCCTATCGCGTGCTGTTGAGCTGTTCGACCCGAGCCGCGGCTACAAGTTCTCGACCTACGCCTACTGGTGGATCCGCCAAGGCATCACGCGCGCATTGATCAGCAGCGATGCCATCATCCGGCTGCCAATCGGCGTGCACGAGACGATGTACAAGATCAACCGCACGATCCAGGCTCTCAGCCATCAGCTCGGCTACCAACCGACCATCACCAGAGTGGCAGAAGAGATTGACATGGACCCCGGCGAGTTGTCCAATTTGCTCCGGCAAACCTATACCGTTACCAGCATCGACCAGCAAATCAACAACTCAGAAGGCCATAGCATTGTCGACACCATTGCTGACCCCAATGTAGTTGACAATGACATCAGCCAAGATGTGCAGATCATGCTGCGTTACGTTGACCAGTACCTAGACGATAGAACCAAAGCAGTTATTGAAGCGCGGTCGTGTTATCCAGCCGTCACATGGACGCAGCTTGAACGCGAGTATGGCATCTCAAAGACTGCCCTGTACGACATCTATAAGCGCGGCGTCGGTCGCATCCGTATGCTGATGAGCAACCCCCTGACGGACACGCCCCTTGGAACCAACGATCAAGCGTCACGGTGACATGTGGCGCGTCTGTATCAACGGCATGTGCCGTGATCATGCGCAAGATTGGCAGGCGCTTATCTTCTATCATCAGATGTTGAATCAATCAACCAATCCTGAATCTTTAATACGCGATCAACAGTCCATGAGTCCTGACGGCTAAACCACTCGCGCCATTCCTCGCTGCCTTTTCTGCGGTTGCAATTGCGGCACGCTGGCACCAGATTGGTTGTAACTGTAGCGCCGCCTTTATGGCGTGGCTTGACGTGGTCCAGTGTGTCGGCTAGCGCACTGCAGTATGCGCACTGATGACCCCATGCCTCAAAGATCTGCTGCCTGAATTGATGCTTTGCACTGCGCTTAGAAACGAGATTCGAGCCATCAATCGAGTGATCCACGCAATTCGGGAATTGGTAGCACCTGAAGACTTAACCCCAGGATGTGATCGTTGGACGGCGCTAACTCAGTGAGTCGCGCTGCAAAGTCGTCCGATACCTCTCCCGGATCATCGTTGTCACTCTCAACGACGATGGTGTACTCGATCTCTAGGACGTACTGCTTCATACGGTTGGCCGGCAGGTGATGTCAACGCCACCGCGTTTGCGTGGCTTCAGCGTAAGCCAGATCCCACCAAGTGACTTAGGCATCACGATACGCTCAATGGCCCAGCCGCCAGTGCCGCCAAATTCCTGCTTGTAGGTGCCGGTTTGCAGGTGCCAGCGCTGCTCAATCCATGCCTTGCCGCTGTCAGCAATCCTGTAGCACGGATGCGCGACAATGCTGCGCTCATGGTTGTGGCCATTGACAATCACATCCGCATCTGGTGCGATGCTTGCATACCGGCCTCCACCCATGGTGCCTTTGGTGATGATGCCGCCCCATGCGCCGTGATGGAAGAACAACGTACACCGCCTGACGGCTTCATTCTCGCCACGATAGAACACAAACCGCACAAATCCTTGATAACCCATGTGCTCAGTGACGGCACCATCATTGCGCATGAGTCGGACCACGTTCTCTAGCGGGTCGATCTCTTGGTTGTTGAGCACGGCTGTTTCGTGGTTGCCGTCACCCATCATCAGGATCATGTCGCCGTATGGCTTCAGCAGATCTGCTGATTCACGAAATACTAGGTCAAAGTAGTTGCCGCCTAGGTGCTCTGGCCTGATGTCACCCTTGCTGCCGCGGCGGTCTTTCTTGCCTTGCATCAGGCACAGCACATCACCAAAAAATAACGCATGACCGTTAGCATCACGGCATTCAGCTAAGTGTTGCAGTAGCAGTTTGCGGTTGCATTTTGGATTGTCAAGGTGTATATCTGACGCGAGCAGGAATGTTGATTCTTCTTTGTGGCTGCTGTACGGTATCCGTATCTCTATCAATTCTGGCGATAGCCGTTTTGCGCTGATCGCCATGCCGTGTGTAGCGGCTTACACCAGCAGTCTAATAGTCCCAGCGCACGCGAGGCCGGCCTTTGCGGACGCCAAGGTGCACGAACCCTTTAGGTGCACCGTATCCAACGCTGTAGGGCCAGTTCTTGTCGCACCATGCCTGGACTGCGTTGATGTCGGCGCCTTGGATGTAGAAGTCCACTGCACCGACGCTTGGCGCGTCGTATAGGTGCTCGCTGCTGCTGGCACCGCCAACCGAGCGGTTGATCGCCGCTGGCCTGTAGCCGCTGGTGATCACCACTGGTTTGCCGCCGAACGCGCCGCGTGCCCGCTCAAGGAACGCCGCCAGCTCGGCAGCGGTGTCCACTTGGTACTGGTGGTCAAAGCGCCGCGCATCCTGCCCGAGTGCAAACTCGCCCAGGGTGATGTGTGGGGTGATCCGTGCCGTGAACGGGCTGCTCGGTGTCAGCTTGGCGGTTTGCTGCTCGACTCCCCACATCCGACCCTCAGCCTGGCGTCGGCGCAATAGACCGGCTTCGACATTGGTGCCAGGGTTGCGGTACAGCAGCAGCGCGTCGGGCACCGCTGCCCAGTCCTTGTCCTTCAGGCACTTGCTGATCGTCTCGAATCCGGTGGTGCCGTAGAACCCGCTGCCCAGGTTGTAGGCGAAGCTGATCAGCGCAGACTGCTTGTCGCCGGACATGGCATTCCAGAACGGCACGGTCGCCCGCAGCTTCTCGGCGACACGTTCGATCTCAAGGTCCAGCAGCTTGCCAGCGTCGATGACGGTGATCTTGTCGCCGCGCTGCACCTTGCGGCCATCGCTGTACCTGGTGGTGCCGTAGCCGATGGTCCATGGCTCACCGCCACTGAGCGGATCGGGATAGGCCGACAGGTGACAGCCCTCGAACTCTTTGATCAGCTTGACGGCTGCGTCATAGCTGTGCACCTTGCCGCCTTGGCTCCATGTCTGGAACCATGGCTGATCCCTATTAAACAAATCAGGCGCAACCTTTAACAGCTCAGCTTCCAGTTCAACGATCGCCGCCTGCTGATGCGGCAGCGCCTTCCAGTACCGGAACAGGTCGCTGGGTTTGATCGGTGCTTTAGCCACGCTTGGGGAACATCAACTTAAGGGCCTGCAGCAGAAGCTGGATCCAGCTATTGGACTTGAGCGGCGTCAGCGCGATGATCTCGCTGCCAGCAGCAAGAACGATGGCGACAACGGCAACAGTCTGGGCGTCCATAGTTAGCGGTGTGGTCGTGCCTCAAGCGTAGCGACGCGCTGCTCAACGCCATTGAGCCGCTTGAACGTCTCCTGGCGGTCGGCGCGGATGTCGGTGTGCATGACCTCAAGCTGCGTGGCGATGTGCTCCACTGCAGCGGTGAGCCTGATCACTGCCTCACGGGCTTCATCGTTGCGACGGCTGAACCCCATGGCGCCCATAGCCGCCACGCTGATGGATGCGCCCGCAACAGCAGCGATCAGCTCGATCATGCCACTAGTCTAAGCAGCCCAGGGTAAGCCACTGGCCTTGCTGGGATGGCGCTGCTCATCGAGTTGGCTTTGCAGTGCTGCCTCGATCTGCTCAACGTCCAACCGTTCCTTGACCCAGCCGATGACGATCTCTTCGGTGAGGTCAGCGAAGGGGATCATGTCCTCCTCGGGACGCTCGAAGCCGATCGAGCCATAGGCGCCGGCTTTGTAGGTGCCGTCGTTGGCGTCGATGGTGTAGTGAGCCGTGAAGACGTAGCCGTCTGCGGTCTCGCGCTCCAGTTGAGCGATGTGCCAGGTGAAAACGGTGTCGGACATGGTTAGTGAGTGACTGTGTAAGTGTAATACGGGTGTCTACGCTGCCTCAAGGGCTGACAAACGGGCTTCCAAATTGGCAATAATTTCCTGCTGCTGCTGAATTGCCTTGATCAGCACAGGACAAAGCTGAGATTGATCCAGTGTCCAAACACTTTCGCTGTCATGGTCAATGGATCCATCTTCCTCTTTGCGCGGAGCATTGACGACAAAAGGCAGAACTTCAATTAGCTCTTGAGCGATTAGACCAGTCCATTTGCCGCGAGCGTTGCGGTTGTTATAACTGGTGTCGGTAGGGTCGTCCCAAGTAAAATCTTTAACTTTAATCTTGCTGATCGCGGCAAGTGCATCAAGGTTAGTGTCTTCTATGTCTTTCTTTAGGCGTACATCAGAGCTGACTTGAATTGCAGCGTTGCCGATATACAAAGTGCCACTAGAAACAGCAAAAGAGCTTCGGCCAATTCGATAAGCGCCATCTGCTGTTGTCCCTACAAAAAGACCACTACCAGACTGACTAATCATTAAATCTTGAGCGCTGGTTATCCTTAGCGCTTCCGTCGGGCTGCTCGCCCCATCGGCCGTAGTGGAGAACACTAGGCGGCCTGGCATGTCGGTAGTATCGCCGGAGGTATTTGGCTCACCATCGACATAAACAGAAATCAGCGCAGCTTCTTCAAAGCCGCTACCATCATTACCTTGGAAGCTAATGCGTCCAATTTCATCTCCATTTTGTACCGTCGTATTGCCCGTGCCACGACTCTTCGCCAAGAAAAGAATTGGGGCACCCGCATCGTTGTTGTTCCGGGTCAAGCTGGCAAACGAATCCGCTCCAGAACCCTCAATTTGAAGTCTTGCTGATGTTCCGCTACTAAAAAATGCGTCACGCGCACTAGACGTGCCAACTAACAGGCGGCCTGCGGCGTCAATGCGAAGACGCTCTGTGTTTGTTGTGCCAAATCTGACAGGCGTGTTGTCTGTATTGTTTATGTAGAGGCCATTTGTCGCATCAAATGACACTGTCGTGCGAGTAAAGTCACCATCGGAAACGTTTATTGTTCCCGCTACGTGCAATCTTTGAGTGGGGCTCGTAGTGCCAATCCCTACGTTGCCTGCGCTATCAATGCGCATCCTTTCGGTTGGCGATGATGCGCTATCGGCCGTTGTGCTGAAGACGAGGCGGCCGGGAAAATCACCCGCCGAGGTGGTTGCGTCTGTATCACAACGGATTTGAGCAAATTGCCCAGCGCCAGTATCCGTGAAGTTGATTGTGCCAATATCTGCGCCGGCGCTCAATCCAGTAGCAGCGCCGCCATAGCCGATTGAAAAGTACCCGCCGAATGCGTTTGCGCTATTACCCTGAACAGCTAACTTGCTGTATTGAGAAGATGAACCGGTAAGGGCACTAGACGTCCCCACTAACAGGCGGCCGGAGCTGTCGATGCGGACGTGTTCGGTGCCGCCCGTGCTGATCGCAACCTGATCCGCGCCAGGCCGGTAGATGCCGGTGTTGGGGTCGCTCTCAAAGCCGATGCTGGGTGCTGCCGCGGTGCCGTCAGGTGCGCCGCGGAGCAGTTCCTCGATCGTGATGCGCTTGTTCTTGTTGGCGGCTGATGCCTCGCTGATGTCAACGATCGGCAGGTAGTCGCCTGCAGCAGGCGCCGTAAGCGCTGTCAGGTCAGAGATCTTACGGTCGGCCATGTGCTATCAGGACTCGTACACTATGTTAACCGTACCAGCGTCGAAGGTATCTGGCGTGCTAGTGCTAGTCAACCGCACTTGTGTCAGCACTGCACCAAGGGTGGCATCACCGGCACCATAGGCGCTAGTTGTAGTACCTGAAACTGCAGCGCGCTTTACGTTTGACGTGTAAACCCAATTGTTGCCGTCAACCCTGATCATGTGCACTATGCCTGAGTGCAGATATGTGTTTAGAGTTGTGTTTGTAAGAAGAAACCCAGCGCTGCTGTATTGACTAGATGTAGCTGCGACGCTTTCCGAGTTGGAGTTGTAACCGCTTGTGACAAAACCGCTAGCAGTACCAAGCTGAACAATTAGCTCATTGCTGCCGTTAGTGCTGACGCCATACAGCATCATGATGATCCGATTGGCCCAGCTTGGAATGCTGCCAAACGTGATCGCCGTGCCAGACGTGGATGCCTGTGCAGTTGCGCGCCTGTATTTTTGCAATCCAAGGTTGTCGAGCGTTGCATCACCGACCTCGATGTAAGCGCTGTTAGCGCCGTTGCGGATGTACAGCGTTGCCGGTGCATCGGTGTCAACGTGCCACTGGTAGGCAAACGTCGTCGAGGGTGCCGTGGTTCCGCTGTTGTTGGTCGCGATAGCCGACAGCGCATTGTTCAGGTCTGACCGAAACGCAGCGCCAGCCTGGTTGGCAATGTCATAATCGTGTTGCGCCATTAGGTGATCTCCTTGCCGTAACCGACGGCGGTGTATTGGAAGTTGCGTGCGACTGGCTTGTCGCTGTTGTCCTGGATCACAAGATCAACGCCAGTGCGCGATAACGTGTCCAGTGTATAGTAGTCGCCGCTATCTGCGTTGAAGATGGTGATCCCCATCGTAGGCGACTGGTAGAAGTTGTCAACGAAGTCGATCAGGAATGGCCCAGCAGCAGTGCCGGTCCCGGTACCCGGTCCAGTTGCGGTGAACTTGGTGCCAGGATTGTTGTTGGCCGCGCCGATTAACGTGAAGTTGGTCGTCCCTGCGCTCACAATGGTGTAGTCCCTGCCAGCCTGGATCTCGGCTGCTGCGTTCAGTGTGTCGTGCACGTCCGAGATCTCGGCACGCTGCTGCATCTCGACTGTAACGCCGACATCAGTAATCAATATGTTCTGCGATGGGTCGATGGTTGTTGCGACCACCTTGAACTGGAATGCACGACCGCGGACCGTTGCGTTGGCGAACTCGCGCCATTCGCCCCAGGTTGGCGACCCCGATGGATTGTCGGTCGTGCTGCGGACATACATCGACGCATTTGGGCCGTCAGGCGCAGCATCGTCAATCAGCCCCCAGTCGTCGATATAAAGCGTTTTGTCATCAATTAGGGCGCCGGCCGTCAGCGTGGTGAACTCAAGCGTCCGTCTGATGTTGATGTCATAAACATGGGTCAGGTCAAGCGTGTCACCCAGCTCGTAGGTGCCTGCCGGCAGGATGTCGCCGATGCTGTCAATCGAGCCAAGGTCGTCCCAGGTGCCCATGTCATCCACCAGCACCGTGCCCGCCAGCAAGATGCCTTCGGATTCGGCCGAGTAGAACATGCCGGTAAAGGTGCCATCAAACGGCGGATGCGTGTAGGTCTGCACGATCAGCCGCGGCAGTGGCGTCGGCAGGTCAACGATGATTGCGGACGCCGTGCTGCTGCGGTTGCCGGTATCGTCCTCGAACTTGAGCAGATAGGTGCCCTCCAGCAATGGCACCTGCTTCTGGGTCTGGCTACCGGCCGCCGCGGCAACGATCTCCTGCGCGTTTTCCCAGGATGCACCGGTCAGTACCGGTTGATGCCGGATCAGCACCTTGCCGTTCAGGATCACATCCAGCTCTTGGCTGCGGTTCCAACTGATGACGGCCGAGGCCTCGTCGATCGCAACCAGGCTGAGGCCGGTGGGCGACGCCGGGGGAGCCGTCTTGCCCAGGGCGGTGATGGTATTGGTGGCGGGCGATGACGAGCGAAGGTTGGTGGGGCTGACGCTGTAGACCTCGATCTGATAGACGCCTGGCGTGGTGTCGAGGATCTCGTAGTCAGGTCGCTGGACCGTCAGATCAGTCCAGTTGTTGTCCTCCAGTCGATACCTGAATCTGTAGGTGCCAATACCATCGACTGGGACCCAACTGATCACCAGCTTTGACTGGACGACGCCGTTGTTGTCGTAGAGCGCTTCGGTTGCCGTGAGCCCAGTTGGCGCCGGAGGAATGACGTTAAGGTTTGTGACATCACGCTCTTGCAGTGGTTGACTGCGCTCGATGTAGTCGTACTTGCTGCTGTTGTAGGCCATCGCAGTGATGCTGTACTGCGCTTGGTCTTGCTCGGTGATGCCGATCACGCGCCAGGTGGAGGCTTCGATGTCAGCGGTTTGATAGATCCAAATGCTGTTTGGGTTAGGCGCTGCTGAATAGGCGCTGCTGACCGTGATCACACTGCCGACGATGGATGACACCGTTTTGGATTCAACCGCACCGGTTGGCAGGATCACCGACAGCGTCGGGCTAGTACCGAGCACCAAGCCAGTGGCACTGTCGACGGTGATTGCTGTTGTCGTTGCGGATGTGATCCGCCCACCGCGGCGCTCGGAGCTGCGGGTGGGATCGGAGACCTCGATCACCTGCCCCGGGCGCACCACCACACCGGCATCGATGGATGTCGTGAAGCTGATCACCTCGCCTTCGTAGCGGTTGGTGTAGAGCAACCACTCGCCAAGCCTCCGTGCTTGCTTCCGGCTGGTGCAGGCAAAGGCGCTCAGTTCTGTGGTGATCACGCCAAAGCGGTTGATCCCGTCGCGGTCCTCGACCACTTCCTTGGCGATGTCCCGCAGCTCCAGGTCCAGGTAGCTAACCACAGCTACCGTCGGCTTGGACTTGAGACTGGCGCCTTCGTAACTGAAGCCTTCGGGGGTGACATTTGCCAGTGTGAATAGGTACGCCGGATCTTGCGGCTTGTCTTGATTGATTGTCAGTGCGCCCGCAGACCAATATGGCATCACTCGGAATACCGAGCACATGTCATTGATCAGCTTGTACGCTTCCTCTGCTGTTTGGATATTGACGTTGCAGGAGAATCTAGGCTCGCCGTCAACTTGCTCCGAGCAGTATTGCGATGCGGCGTAGAAAGCGAACTTGTCAAGCTGCGCAGCAGTGATGTGATCGCCAAATCCATAGCGAGTGCTGGTCAGCAGATCCCATAGAATCCAAGCTGGATCCGTGGTCCACTGAGCGGCTCCAAAGGTGCCGTCCCAGGCGCCAGAGTATGTGATGCTGCCATCGACAGCGCTGATCGTGCCATTGCTAGGGATCAACACCTTGATGCCGCGCACCAGATAGCTGCGGGCCGGGATGTTGCTGAACTGCTCAGCGTCAACGCGAATGCCGATGAGGCCGCTGTTGCCGTAGCGCAAATTGGCGCGGGTGATTTCGGTGTAGCTGGTCCACTGAAAGGCGTTGCTGACTTTCGCGCTTGTGGAGTCCGGCGTGATGCGTGAGACGCGGATGTTGACCGGGAATGCACCATCAAGCTCGATCTCGTAATCGCGCTGGTACTTGTCGGCAGATCGACCCTTGATGGTGCCATCAAGGCCGCTCACCTTGGTCTCGAATCCGCCACCGGCATATTGAATTTCAATCTTGAGTTCAAAGCTCTGGCCGACAATGTCGCCTTGGTTGTTGAAAGCCTGGAGTTGCGGCACCGAGATGGTGATCCGCACCGCGTCAATGCTGTTGTCGGTGATCGTGCGAACGACGGGCGTGTCCTTTTCGACGGTGACGCCGACCGGGACTTCGTTCGCAGGCCCAGATCCAAACGGGATTGGCTGCTGCACTGTTGAACCAGTGCCAGTGCGCTCATGCCATTCGACATTCTTAAAATTAAACTCACCGCTTTCATTAACTAACGGTGTGTTATCCAAAAAGATAGATTTCGCGCCATCCTTCAAGCCATAGATCTCGCCTTCGCTAATCAGGTCGATGACCTCGGCGTACTGCGTTGAGATCAGGTTGTCTTTGGCTTCCGATGGCGACCGGCCACCACTTGCGCCGCCTTTGCCGCCGATCATGCCTTCACCTGCACGGTGTCAATGCCAGCGCTGATCACCACGCTACCGACTAGGGTCTCGCCGTAGACAATCGGAACCGGCACGCCCTGACGGCTGGTGTTCTGCACACCGCTGAAACTGTAGCTCTTGCGCGGGTCGTTGGCACCGTCATTGCCGAGCGATAGCTGGGGAGTTGGCGTCAGCAGTCCAGCCACACCACCAATGGTCATAAATAAGCCAATGCTTGCGACCAGGCCCTTCACCGCAATCGGCGCCGACAATCCAAGCGTGCCAATCGCAGCAGCGCCTGGAATGAAGAACGAGCCGATAACCAGTGCAACCCCTAGCAAGATTTGCCCAACATCCCCGCCAGCACCACCGATCACAGGGATGATGCGAATCTCCTGTTGCCCCAACGGATGGTGCAGGTCATCAAGCGTCAGGCCAAAGCCGCCAACCGTGACGCGGTAGTACTGGGCGCTCATGTGCCGCTCCAGCCACGGAAAATTGACCAGCAAGAATCGGACGGCCTCGGCGGCACTGCTAACGGCTGCCTTGAACGTGCGTTGTCCAAGCAGCTTGGCAAGATGGCCGTAGACCCGAATCGTCTGCATATCTCAGTTTAAGCCCTGTGCACTTCTGCAACCAGCCACCATAGATGTCGCGGCTGCTTAGCCGATTGCGCAATTGATGCAAGACTAATTGATCGTCGATGTAAACACCGCAATGATTAAGGCCGCGGTTGCCGATCTGAAATAGCAACAGGTCGCCGTATTCGAGGCCTTCATCCGGCAGTAGTTGCCGGAACCCGGTCGATTCCCAGCAGTCGGCGAACATCGGCTGCTGTTCGAACTGCTCGGCCGTTGGCGGCCGCGGCCAATCCCGCAGCACCAGGCCGTGATGCTCGTACCAGTCCCGGGCCAGGCTCCAGCAGTCGGTCACGCCCCACACCCAACGGCGTCCAACCAGCGGCGGCCTGTAGCCGCATGGCAACAGTTCATCACTCCACTCACCGGTTGACGGCGACACGATGAACCAGGGCAGCCCGCTGCGCTCGATCGCGGTGCGGTCTACCTCGCTGGGTGCCGGTGGTGTGTGCGGGTGGCTGTGGAACACGGCCAGGATTTCGCCGGCATCCTCGGCCGCGGCAAAATCGATCGGGTCGAGCACGAACAGCTCGTCGCTACTGCCGATGTTCTTGCAGGGCCAGTAGCGCTCCTTGCCCTTGACCACCACGAGCAACCCACAGGCCTCGCGTGGGTATTCAGCACGGGCGTGCTCCAGTGCAGCGTCGCGCCAGGTCATGTGTAGTAAGAGCCGACGCCTGGGAATGCGCCGAACGGTAGGACGCCCTGGTCGCGCAGGGTGTAGTTCCTACTGGGCGGCGAGAACGTGTAGGTCTGCGACGACTGCGCCGGGATCGTGTAAAACTCGAAGGTCCCGCTGTTTCCCGTGACAGTAGCCGCATAGGTCGTCTGCACCCATGACGGATAGAAGTACTCCGCATCAGCATTGGTGTAGATCGCGCTCACCTTTGCGTTGGCGGTAGATGGGATGCCCGGGCCGACGATGAACTGACCCACTGCGATGCCGGTGGTGCTGTTGACCGTGATCACGGTGCCTACCACTTCGCCGCTGTCGTCTCGGCCGCGACCGTAATAGCTCTCGCTGGAGTCGATGTATCCGGTGGTGCTAGCAGCCGCTGCGCCCTTGATCAGGGTCCAGTCCACTGCCTGTCCCAGGGTGATCGTCGTGCCAGCGATCGCAGTGATGACCGTGCCAGTGCCGATATTGGGACCAGACACCGTCATGCCAACGCTGAGTCCGGTTGCGCTGGCGACGATGATCTGCGTCCGGTTGGTCTGAAGAGTGCCGGTGGTAGTCACGTTGGTTGTGGCAGTTGCAGCCGCGCTCATTGTGATCGTGTTCCCGGCCACGCTGACCACGGTCGTGGATGCCGGAACGCCAAAGCCACGCACCGGCGAGCCGGCTTCAACCGTGGTGGCCGTATCGAGCACCAGCGCGGTGCTGCCAGTGGTCACCGTGCCGGCCCTGACGACCTGGTCGAACCGCAGCCGGCAACTGTCCAATCGCTTACCGCACACATCCTCGGCAAGGGTTGCCACGACTTGATCATTCTCGTTGTAGTACGCGTTGCCGTTGTAGCTGCACTCGGCCGAACGGTACTCCCACTGGCAGAAGCTGCTGATGCACTGACGCTTGGGCGCTCTGACGCCAGCTAGGTCGAATGATGCCGCCAGCTCAAACTCGATCGCATCACGCGTCTCTGTCGCCTTGCGGTCGATGTAATAAATCTCCCGCGGGAACTCAGCCGTGGGATCCGGGCTATAAGGGCTGATCCCATCGGGCCAATTGGCGGCATCTAAGTAACGCAACAGTGTGCGGATGCGGGTCACCTTGGCACCCTCGATGCCGCGCGGCAGCGTCAGGATTAAGCCAGTGATGGTGCCCAGCAGATTGCTGATCCGCAACTTTGGCCTTGGAAGTTGACCGGTGCCGCTGTATTCAAAGCCATCGGCCTCAAGCGGAAATCTGGTGTAGGCGCTACCAGCCCACACCACGTCAAAGTAGTCAAGCTGATCCAGCTTGAACTTGTCGCCATCTTCCAGCAACAAATCATCGCCATCTTCCAGCAGCAGGAATCCTGGTGTGTTGGCATTAGCGCCGGCATGAAACCGATAGGTTTCGTTAACACCATGCTGAGCGGTGTTCAGCTCCAGCTCAAACAGCTCAATGACGGCGCCAGGGTTGATCTCCTGCAGCGCTGAGACCGGTACAGCCATCAGGGTTCAAATACCTGCCGGAACGTGGCAGTGATCACCGCCCTGCCGGTGTACGGGATCGACTTGGTCCAGCTACTGCACACCCACTTGTAAGACGTTGCTTCGTCTGGCGGCGTCCAGTCAAAGGAAGCACCATCAGCAGCGCGAGCATCAAGGAAGGTCTCAATCGTATCCGCATTGGATTCAGTGATGTTATTCCAGGTCAGTGACCACTCTTTTGGGTTTTGATTCCTGCCAAATGTCAACCGGTGCTCGTAGCCATCACCGAACTGCACAACCCGTTGCCGTGGTGTGCTGCGCTTTTCAGCGCCATAGGCAGGTGTGATCGCTGGGAAGGTGGCCATTATGCGAGCAATCCTCCGGGACGTTTCTGCTTGACGATCTCTTGCTGCACTGCGACAGACACGATCCTGCCAAGCTGATTGGCCCGCTGGTCATCACCCTGCACGCTACTGCCGCTGGCGTCAACGTTGACGACCACACTAACGCCACCGCCAAAGCTGCCGGTTGGTGCGATGCCGCCGCTACGTCCTGGCATGAACAGCTCAGGACCACGCTCGCCGACCAGGTATGGCTGACCAGCGCGGACACTGCCGCCCATGGCACGGAAGCCAAGGCCAATCGTGCTGAATGGCGTCGCCGTGAAGTCGCCAGACAACATTGAAGTGCCAAGGGCGCTGCCCTTTACGCCTGCATAAGATAAGCCGCCGCCGCCACCGCCGCCAAGTCCGCCTAAAAATCCGCCAATAGCATTAATTGCCTTTTGTATAACGAAGACCCGCAGCAGTTGGTTGGCGATGTCGATCAGCACGCCAGAAGCGATACGCCGCAGGCTGGTGCCAAAGTCCTCGCTGCCTTGAATCAGCGCATTAAACGAAGATGTCAATCCTTCACCAATGGTGGTGGCAAGGCTGTCAGCAACGGCCTTCTGCTGTTTTTGGCCTTCGGTCAGTTCAGCCTGCAGATTGATTTGATTTTCAAGCGCTGCAATTTGATTTCTAGCGCTTTCGTTCTGTAGCTCCGTTAGCTCGCGTTGGATTTCCCGTTGATTAGCGATCAGTGCTGTATTGCCTTCATAAATAATGGCTTCTTGGGCTCTGATGTCTTTTTCTTGCGCCAGTGCCTGCGCGTAGCGATATTGAATGTCCAGTTCTTTCTCTTGCCCTTTGAGGCGTACTGCAAGCTGCTTGTCGCCGATTGCCTCTGCGGCGGCAATTTTATCCTGCAGGCCAGATTTAATCTGTATCAGTTGCCCTTCTGCCAGTCGATCACGGATCACCTGCGCAACGCGTTTTTGCTCCTCAGCAGCAGCTTTTGCTGCGCGCTCGGCATCACGGGCTCTTTTTCTTGCTTCTCTTTCTCTTTCTTTTTCTGCATCTGGATCATATGTCCCACCGCCTCCGACTCCGCCAACAGCATTGCGCAGTCTCTCCGGAATAGCAGGTCCTGCTGGTTGATTCTTTGCATCACGCTTGCGCTTTGCTGCTCCAAGTCCTGCGACACCTAACAGCAGCTCACTACTTCCTGCTGTAAAGATGCCGGCCATAATTCTAAAAGCTGCATTGCGACCAAGTTCATTGAATCTTCCAATTGATCGCAGCAATGGACCATCGAGCGATGCAATCGCGCTTCCTAGCCCTCCAAATGCACCAGCTAGTACCTCAATACCGACTCTAAAGTCGCGCATTACAGTAGCGGCTTCATTGAGTTTATCTATTGCTGTTTGCAGCGCTGCACCAATGACAGGTGCAAAAGTGGTTAGGACCTCATTGCTTAAGTTTTTGAAAGCACTATCTAATCCCTTAAGTTGGTTTTCTAGGCTTTCTTTCATTTTGTCAAAGTCGCTTTCTGTCTTACCTGCCGCATCCTGTAATCCTTTTAGGATCTCCTGATAGTCCTTGCCGGCTTTTGCATTGGCAGCAAAAACCCCTCTCATGCCTTCTTGTGATCCAATTAATCTGGCTGCGGCTTCTTTGTTGGTAGTTTGAGCTTTCGCTAACTCGGCCATCAAGCCAGTAAATCCTTTGCCCTGTACGCCGGCAAGATTCCATTGAATGCCAAGAAACTTTGCAGCATCTTTTGATTCTTTAGTCGGTTGCAGGATCTGCGTCAGTGCTGCACCTAATCCAGTGAAAGCAACTTCAGCGGTAGCGCCATTTTTCGTTGCCGCGGCAATAAACGCATTGACTTCATCTAGGCTGACACCAGCAAGTGCCGCAATAGATGCAACCCTGCCAAGTTGGCTGGTGTAATCAGACCACTCGACTTGTCCGTATTCGATTGCCTTGCTGATGCTGTCGGTAACTCTGATTGCTTGCTCACCACTGATGCCATAAGCATTGAGGGTTTTTGTTAGCACTTCGGTGACTTGTGTCGTATCAGCAAGTCCACCAATGGCAGCTTTGGTTGCAGCTTCTACTAACTTTAAATTGCCTGCAGTATCGCTGAATCCAGCCGACAATGCTTGGTAACTTGCTGCTGCCAGCTCGGCTTTGCCTGCAACTCCACCAAGCCTAGTGCTTAAGTTTCCAAGCCCTTCATCCAATGCTTTAATATCTCCACCAGCAGTCCCAAGTCTTCTTATGTTTCTATCGAGTTCTTTGTAATCGTTGATTGCTTTGGTGATTGCAAATCCACCAGCCAATCCACTGGCTAGCCCTGCCAAAGATTTCTGCAGCTGCCCGATTGATGTGTCAAGCTGCCCTGACGCCCGGTTGACATCACGCAGCGCATTAACCGCCTGCCGCGAGTCAACCCTTAGCTCGACGTTTGAGACTGCCATGGCACCATTCTACCGAGGTCGTGCCTTGTCCTCGCGTTCTTTTCTGGTCTGGTAGTACGCCGCAAAATGCACGAACTCAGAATCGGTCAGCTCAGTCCGCAGTCGGCTGACCGTCATGCTTAGTTCAGTAGCCAGGAAAAACTCGAAGAATAGCCAGTTATCCTGGCTCAGCCTTTTTTTGCTTCCTCTAGACCAGCATCATCACCAAGACCGAACAGGAACAGCTCCAGTTCGTTCAGCACGCGCTCGGGCAGCTCGCGTTGCAGCTTGGCTGCATCAGCCGGCGCGAATGCCTTGGTGCCGTTCTCCAGCTCAGCAATCTGGCACAGCATTTGCGTGCTGACCTCCAGTGCCTCATCAGACCCCGCCAGCGCTGTTGCACGTTTACGGTCTGCGCGGGTGATCGGCTTAAAGTAAAGATCCAGCACCGTATCACCAGCATCATTCTTGATGCTGAACTTACGGCGCTGGTTCAGGTCAAATGCACCGGCGAGCAGATCAACCGGGCGTTGTGAGGCAGGCATCAGATGCTAAGCGTGAGGGTTCCGCTGGAGACGAAGTTGATCGTGATGATCTCGATCTCGCCAACCGTAGCGGAGTATTCGCTACTTGTCACCACGATGGTACCGGTGATCTTCTTGCCGCCGGTTTCGTCCAGATACAGCTCAACCGCTGCATCGGCCTCGTCGGTGACTTGGTTGGCATCCTTGATCAGGTCCAGCTTGTCGCCAGATCCAGGGGCGTCGTACATCACCTCGATGGTGCCTGATCCACTGATCAGGCCGCCGATGTTGGCGCGGTAGGTGGCGCCATGGGTAGTGGCGTCGTAGGACTCCTTCTCAACGGTCATCGACCATGACCGCACCGATGCGATCTCAGACAGACCGCCGCTGCCAGCCTTGTCAAAAAAGACTGTCCCTTGTTGCCCGCGATAGAAAGCCATGATCAGATGTCGAGGGTGATGGTTCCGTTGGTCACGAAGTTGACCGTGATCACTTCGATCTCGCCGACTGTTGCAGAGTACTCAGCCGATGTGATCACACCGTCAAAGCTGATCTTCTTGGTGCCGCTTGTATCCAGGAACAGCTCGAACAGTGCGCCGCCCTCGTCGGTAGCGGTGTTGGCGTGCTCGATGAACACGTTGGTCTCATCAGCGCTGCTGGCGGTGTACATCAGCTCAACAGTGCCGCTGCCACTGATCAGCCCGCCTACGTTCGCCCGATAGGTTGCACCTAGGGCGGTGGTGTCGAGTGATTCCTTCTCGACGGTCAACGACCAGGAGCGGGTACTGACGATAGTTGCGGCAGTTGTTCCGGCATCATCGAACTTGACGCTGCCTTGCTGCCCTCGGTAAAAAGCCATGGCTAGAGATCCTCGAAGGTTTCAAAGGTCAGTCTGACCTGTGTTTGGAAGAAACCCTCCGGCGCCGGCGCAGCCACTACCTCGGGTCCGATCGGCGGGTCAAAATGAACACCGCTGACTATGACCCTATTGTAGAGGTCCCTGATCCGTTTGCCGATCGTTAGGTTAGCGCCGGGGCCAACACCTAACGGCGTAAAGATGTTGATCGCAATCACGCCAATCACGCTATTGCTGCTGCCTGTAGTGCCGCCCATGGTGAGGTACTCGTTGGCGCCAAAGCTGACCAGGCATTGCACCCATGAGCTATTAGGCGTCGGCACATAAGGCTGGTTGTGGAAGACCACCGGGATAGCCGGCGACAGCGCCAACTCGGTTGCAAGCCGGGCCTCAATGGTGGCGCGGACGGTGTTGAGGTTGACCGCAGCCATCAGCCTTGCCTCCTGATGCGCTCCCAGTTGGTATCAACAAAGCGCTGCATCTCGCGAGCGGTAAGGTCCACCCAGCCTGCTGGTGCTTGCGAGCTGTGGCCTTGGGCCAGTGACTCGGCATAGGGCAGGTTGTTGTGCACGCTGTAGACATTGCCCAGCTTCTCGAATGTTGGCGTGTAGTTCACGCCCCGAGCCAACGGGGGCGCCGGGTTTGCTGGTGGTGATGTGCGCGTCTTGCTGTTTGGGTCAGACGCCTGCTGCGGCCCAGCATCATAGATACCTGTGGTGTTTTCGCCGATCTGCCAACTGAATCGAAATCGGCCAGTGTCTACTGGGCTGCGCTCTTTGAGCTTGCGATCGGTTGCCAGCACTGTTGCACGCAGCAATTGCTCGACTTGATTTTCGCAATAGCTGCCGATTTCGCCAATGCGGATGGAACGCGTCATGCTCTTAGGATCAGCTCGTAGGTGATCGCGGTGTTGTCCTGCTCGATCGTGGTCACGCGGATGATCTGATGCACCACGTTGCTGATCAGTACCTTATCGACCGTGGTCGGCGCCTGCGCTAGGTCAAATGCAGCGACGATCAGCTTCTTGTCGCCAGCCTGCACCAGTTCGTTCACCTCGCGTGCGTTGACCTGATCCAGTACGCCCTGAACCGCTGCATCGCTAGTGGTCTCGGTGATCGCACCTGTCGCGGTGTTGTAGGCGCCAGCAGACACCGTGCGGATGGTCACAGCACCGCCAAGCTCTGCCATCAGCTTGCTAGCAACCTTTCGCAGCGGCCTGGCTAGGCTCATGCAGCCTCCAGTTGCATCTTGTCACCGTCTTCGTACAACAGCCGGTCAAGGTCCTCTGTAGCGATGAACTCAAGCACCTGCGTGCTGATCGTTGGCGCCAGCTTCAGCTCACCGTCAAGTCCGATGATGAACGTATCATTGCCGTAGATCTGCAACAGGTCGATGCCTTGCAGGATCTGACCAGTGGCAACATCTAGGCGCGTCATCATCAGCTCCTGGTAACGGTCAGCAGATTGTCGTTGGCGTCGTAGGTCATGGTCAGCGTGGCAACCAGCTTGCCGCCGGATCCGCCGCGGTAGTACTCGACCTCGGTCAGGTTGCCGCTGCCGTCGTAGGTGTTGCTGATGTAGTCATGCGTCGGGATCTCAAGTCCTGCGCGCATCACTGCATCACCACCGCCTAGGAAATAGCTCATGACCGTCGGATTGCGATGTTGCCAGGTCCACTAATTCTAAGCCCTGTCAGGTAACGCTCCATCAACGGCGGCACCTTATCAGCACCCACGGCGCCGTAGCCGTTGCTAGGTGTCACGTCAATGCTGCCGATCTTCACATTCTTGTAATCTTCCAGGCCGCTCAGCCCCAGTGCATCGGTGTTGTTGTTCAGGTACACCGCCAGCACGACCTCGGCATATTGCACCTGCACCGGGATCTCGTTGTCGTCGAAGTAGTCCGTCGTGATGCGGAACGGGAACCCAACGGCGTAGGTATTGATGTAGGTGTCAGGCCGCCTCACGCCAGTCCGAGGCCATTGCAGCGCCTGGGTGTCGGTGCTGCGTGCACCTAGGAACCGCTCACGGTCGAGCCGTTGCGTTGCGGTGAACAGCGCCCGGTTCTTCTGATCCGTCGTTGCAGATGCCCATGCGATGACGTCATCGTCTTGGATGAAGCCGTCAACGATCGCCTGCGCTGCTGCCAGGGTCAGGTAGCTGTTTGCGTCGGCCGCGCCTGGCGTGGCCACGATTGCGATTGCCATCGTCAGGTTCCGGTATGTCTAGTTTAGGCTCCGCCATAGAGAAAGAGGCCACCTCCGTAGAGGCAGCCTCCCGTTCACGCAGTCGCCGGAAAGCGAACAGACCCATCAGATGCGCTCAAGCAGCACGCTGATGATCACACCAGCCAGAGCGGTGGTGGTGCCGGTGACGTCCAGAGACAGGCGGTCGCCAGCCTCCAGGGTCAGGTTGGCGGTGGTGCTGGTCAGTTCACCAGAATCGGCAGCATCGAACTTTTGCTCAGTCAGAGCAGTGCCCTTGAAGTCGATCTTGGTGGAACCGAGCAGGTCATCACCAGCGGTGGCAGCCTCGGTGCCTTGGCAACGACGGATCGTGCCAGAAACAGCAGAGCCGTCACTGCCGGCGGTGGCATGCACCTCGCGGATGGTCACCACTTGACACTTCACCGGAGCGGTGAAGAACTGCACATCAGCCACCGAAGAGGCGATGTAGTGGTCAGCAACGATGTACTGCTCAGTGGACAGTTCAAACTGGGAAGGTTGTGCCATGGCTAGTTACCTCAGTAGTTAGAAGTACAGGTAGCACGCACGATACCAATGTTCTTGGTCTCGTACACCTTCGTCCAGTTGCCAATCGTCGCCAGTTGTGCCTGGGTGGGGTTGACAGTGCCGACAGTCCACTTAGCACCAACCGGGTGGTAGCAGTAGTGCAGGTCGATCGACATGGCATCGCTCTTGGCGAGGATGTCACGATCGGTTTCGGTCTGCATTGCCATCTGCTCACCGCTGGCGATAGCGCCGGCAGTGAAGAAGTACACCGGATAATTGGTGCTGGTAGGTGCCAGGTCGTCCGAGACGATCACGCGCAGACCCATGTAGGTCGGAACGCTCACCTCGCCGAAGGCAGCAGCAATCGAGCCGCCCGATTGGGTGGACGTGGTGCCGCGTGCATCAGTGGTGGCGACATAGTCGATCGCTTTGCGCTCAACCAGGTCGTAGTAGATCGCCGAGTGCATGGCAACGGCGGTCAACTTGTCGCCTTGATCGCCCAGCTTGGCGCGAACCTTCGCAACAGTGCGAGGGCTCAGGGTGCCCATGCCGGCCGTGTCAACACGCAGATCAGTGAACGCAGGGCTATCGGAGCCAGTGAGGCTACCGAAGACACCTTCGAGGCACTTGATCAGGTCCTTCTGCCGCTGGTTGGCGACATAGTCGGCCACCTTGGCGCCGATGGCAGCCATGGGATCAGCGCCAGCAGCCAGGGCTGCCAGGTCGCGGCTTTCGAAAGCACGACCACGGTGCAGGATCACGCCAACTTGTTTGTCAGCGGTAATTTTGCCAGGGGTCAGCGAGGTGCTGTCAGACAGCACTTCAAAGTCACCAGTCAGATTTGCCTTGAAGAAAGGAACGTTGATGTAATCACCACCCTCAGTAGCGTTCAGCTCAGCCATCGGCTGCACCACACCGCTAGCCAGGAAGGCATCGCGTTGGGTGGTCTGCTCAATGACGTAAGGCGTAAAAACCTCAGGGATGATGATGTCAGAGCGAAGAGTCGCCATGATGAATCACCAGAAATGGTTTACGGTGTGGGCGCAGCCCGTATCACCAGCGCAGCCGGTTAGTTGCAGCTTAGCGGTTAGCGGTTGCCTTCATGCGCTCGTATAAATCACGATCGGTGCGGAATAGTCTGGCCTGCTCAGTCAGGTTGAACGATTCACGGCTGAACGGATTTGACATGCCAGTCGGGATGCTGCTGCTGACACCACCAGATGGCGCGCCACTGCCTTGCGGCTTGGGTTGCTTTTGCATCCATGCCGGCAGTGTCTTGGCCCATTCCTGCACTGGTGTGCGCTGGTACCCATCAACGACGACGACAGTGCCATCAGGATCGCGTTCGATCTGATCGGCACTCAGCTTGGTCTTGAGCACCATGTCTGGATCGTGCACGATGTCAGCCAATGCCGTCACGGCTGGCGTGACCAACTCCAGCTCACGCACGCGGGCCTCAAGTGATGCAATGCGCTGGTCCTTCTCCGCCGTCGCCTCACGGAACTGCTGCTCCAGAGCCTGTCGCGCCTCTTGATACTTGCCTTGCGACTCAAGCTGCTGCTGTTCATAGTTGCGCTTGAACTCCAGCAGTTCATTGACATCTACGCCATCAGGAACAGCAGGCCCTTTCTTTGCAGCGCGTAGTTCAGCAATCAGTTCTTTATTCTTGCGTTCTAATGCTTCAACACTTCGTTGCAAATCCTCAGTCGCCGCAGGCTCCTGGGTTTGTGTTTCATCCGACATGAATAACCCGCAGGGTTAAGTACGCTGCCATCGTATCAGCTAGACGGCAATGGCACGGGAATGGGACACACCAATCCGTGAACCGTGGAATCCGTTGATCAAAGCGTGCCTTAATGCCATCGACCGCCACGAGCACCTGTACCGCAGCACCGGCAACGGCTGGCACGCAGCCAAAGCACATGAGCTGCGGCGGTATGTGTCAGAGCTGAAGGACTGGATTCACCAACAGGAATCAGTTACCACTTCACCTTGTCCGCCCAGTAAGCCGGGGACATCTTCCCGCGGGCAATGTTACTGGCGTGCCTTGCCTTGAACGATTCTCGCCTAGCCTTGGCAGCGGCTGATTCGCCTTCACGCGGTGGGCTACCGCTGACGCCTTGCTGACCGAACCTGATCAGCTTGACGGTCTCACCTTCCTTGGCGAGCACCACATGGGACTTAGTCGGGTGCCCTGGCGTCCGCTTGGGTTTGTTGTACCCCTCGAACTGCTCGCCGCGGTAGGTGATCATCGCCGTGGTGCAGGTTTCAGCTCTGACCGCTTTTTGATGACCGCGTTGCCGGTTGACTCGGATTTGATCCGCACGATCGGATCGTCCATGCTGCCGACGCGGGTGACACTGCCACCGCCTTGCGTTGGTATGGTCTCCCGCTCGCCGCCAATGCTGGTGATCACGCCAAAGGTGCGCGTGCCTTGGTAGTTCCAGCTAACCCGGTCGCCGCGTTTCATTTCTTCTTGCCGCCTTTCTTGGGCATGGGCTTTTGAGGCTTGGCTGGTCCGGTGTACTTAGGCATCACTTTTTACCTTTGGGTTTACGGGCTTTGCCGGCCTTGGACAGGGCAATGGCGACGGCTTGCTTTTGCGGCTTGCCGGCCTTCATCTCGGTTTTGATGTTGGCCGAGATGGTCTTTTGGGAGCTACCTTTCTTTAACGGCACCGTACCTAGCGCGCAACTGATCTAAGGTTAGCTCTGACCCATCATCGCGGACGAGTTTCGTGATCGCTGCGCTAGGGCCGTACTTCTCGGACAGCTTGTCAAAGTAGGCCACCTTGCCAGCGCCGAGGGCCTTTGCCTTGACCGCCAACGGCTGCTTAGCTAACCACTCGCCGTAGGTGGTGTCGGCCGGTACCTGCCCGCCAGCGCTTGCGCGGGTGCCTTCTGGTGGTGGCGTGAACCCGAGGCCCTCGTAGTCGATCACCGGCACTGTCGTGCTGCGGCAGTTGAAATGCTGCGGTGGTGTCGGTCCCTTGCCGTATGGGAACTCTTTCCCATCAAGCGCCCGGCAGATCGCGCTGGTCCTGGTGTCAAGCGTGGCGACGTAGCGATACTTGCTGGTGATGTCTGAGTTGGCCTCATACACCTGTTGGCTGGCGGTGTTGGCCACCTGGTTGATGCTCGTGCGAACGAGGGCCACCACTTGGTTGTCCGCTACTGCTGTGGCTTGCCCGCCTGCGGCCACTAGCTGTCTGACGGTCTTGCCCTCCTCGCCGAACTGCAGGCTGCCGATCAGCCGCTTAGCAATGGCAGGCGTCGGCTCACCGGTCAGCAGTCCCTGCCGGACCACCTGCGAGAACCGCTCAGCCTGATCCACCGCAATGCCCCTGAACGCTTTGCTGATCACCTCGCCATTGGGCAGCGTGATCGTTGCACCCTTGGCCGCGGTGAGGCTGAAGGTGCCAGTGCCAGCCTGCTGCGCTAGGGCCTCTGCGCCATAGACCGACTTGAACAGGTCATCCGACAGCGCGACCACATTGAGCTGCGTGGGGTCGGTCGTGACCACGCTCTGCGCAAACTGCGGGCTGATCTCAACCGTGCGCACCGCATCCCGAGCGCCAGCAGGCAGCGCACGGCGCAACTGGTCGGTGACAAACTCAGACTGCAACTGCGCGATGCCTTGCAGCTCGGTCGCCGTTAGTTCGGTCGCATCACCTGCCCAGGTGCCGAGGCTGTCCTTCAGTTGCGCCAAGATCGCCCGCAACCGTGCCGCCTTGACCGGTGCTGCTAACTCATCAATGGTGCGCAGTTGGTTGACGGCGTCAATGATGATGTCGTTGTAGGCATTGATGATGCGCCGCGCAACGCTGTTGCTATAGCGGTTCAGGTCAATTGCGTTGCGGTATAGCGCTTCTGGTGTGCTCATGAAATGATGCCAAGATGCTCGGGTCTGTACTGCGACCTGATGCTGACATTAGCGCCGCGGTTTAATGCACCCTGCACCGCTGCAGCGAAGGCGTCGTAACCGTTCTGGCCGTCTTCCATGATGCGCAGTTCGTCTACCTCATCAGCCTTGCCGTCCTTGTACCAGGTCAGACGGATGACAGCCAGGATCTCATCAGGAAGGTTGCATATCGTATAGTCCAGTTCCTGTTTCCTAGGCTTCTTCGGCTCCATCCATATCATCAGATCCACTAGCCAGTCTGTCAGCCGGTCCAGCAGACTGTAGATCAAGGCCCGCATTAGAGGTCGCCTCCAGCTCTTCATCCACATCAAAGTTATCGCCCAGCACGTCGCCCTCGGCTAGCTCACGCAGCAAGGTCTCCTGGCTAATGACGCCTGCGACATACAGATCCCGGAGGCTGTTGATGTCTGCGGGCTCAAGGCGTGCGCCGAGGAAGTCGCGGTTGACGTAGCTGCTGCCTGCGGCTGCGGGATTGCCCAAGTAGGTGGCGTGCCACTGCAGGCAGTTGTCGATCATGTCCTGCATGTTCTGCGCGATCACCATCATGGTGCTGTCGCCTTGGCTGCGGTCGATGCGCTTTGCCTCAGCGGTCTCAGCGCTCAGCTTCTGGCCCAGCACTGCTGACAGGCCCAACTCGTTGATCTGCATCGCAAGCTGCTCAAGCCTGCGGAACTGCGACTCAAAGCTCTTGCCTGCCGGCTCGATGTACTCGGCACGTCCTTCGGCCGGGAACGCGATCGCCTCGCCGGGTCCTGCTGATACCTCTTCAGCGCTTGACGGGAACCCGTAGAACGCCAGCATCGGCACTGCCGAGATGTGAAGCTGGTTGTCCAGATCGGACTGCACCTGGTAGGTCTTCAGGTTCAGCTCGGCGATGTCCTCCAGCGGTGGCCGCGACTCCATAAACCCATGGCGTTGGGCGTAGGCGATCGTGAACGGGATCTCACTCAGACTGGTGCGACCCTCGTCGACGACAATGAAGTCGCCGTTGTCTTGTTTGCGGTGTATGCGGTACTCGCCAGGCGTCAGCACCCGGATCTGCTCGGCAGCCTTCTCGCCGAACTCGCCATCGGGCACGGTGACCACTTCCGCCAGCCGTAGCTGCGTCAGCACCTGCTTGCCTTCTTGCGTCTCGGTGCGCCAACCAAGGATCTGCCGCGGCGTGTAGGTCACCCAGTAGGGTCTACCCCCAGTAGCAGGTGCATCCACCAATGTGCCAACGTGGCCATAACGGACCATCTTGCGGGCTGCTTCATAGGTCCAGACGTTGAGGTCATTGCCTTGTAGATCGACATCGAATAGTTGCTCACGGATCACGTCAGCGGTGTCATCCAACCGCACGGGCTTACGGGTCAACATGCCAGCCAGCATCCGCTCGAGGCGGATGTAGTAGGGCGGGCAGACGCTACGGGCTAGGCGGTTGTCGTAGGACTCATCTTGCTCGCGTGGCTCTTGCGGCAGGTAGCGACGATGCTTCTTGCGCATCCCGTAGGTGCCTTGCAGCAGATCCTCGATCAGGATCCAATGCGGCTCTTGCGCAAACCAAGTCGTGTTCGGGTCGTTGACCTTGGTGACGGTGCGCTGTGCTAGCGGCCGGTCGTATGCGTTGAAGCCTGTGTACACGACCGCTAGCTAGTGACAATGGTGTCAGTTTACGGCTTCAGTCCCTGATGACAGGCGGGATGGTTGTGATGAGCTTGTACGACCTGATCACGGCCCATGCTGACGCCAACGGCGTAGATCATGAACAGAAGGGCCAGAGATGCGATGCGGTTGATCATGGTGTTGGTGGTCATGGTTGGGATGGTAGGAGCCCCGAAGGGCTTAGGCGGGTTTCTTGGCGCGGGTGACAGCCCGATTGCCGAGGTACATGATCGCCTCGTTCAGGGTGCAACGGCGACCACAGATGACCAACATGCCTTCAGGCGTAACCGTCAAGCCGTCGTGCCACATGGTGGTGCCGGTCTCGATGGCCATGCGCTTGAGCTGAAGGACTGAAGTGTGCATCTGAAGCGCAGCCTCTGGGCTGCCGAGTGGAGGACCGTTGCCCCCGATGCACTGATCCTACACCATGGTCAGCCGTGGTGCGCCTTTGTTGCAAACCTCAATACAGCCTCACCCCAGTGCCGCGGCCAGCGCCAGCGTGCAACGGGTTGAACTCACGCCAGACCAGATACCCGAGCGCGTCGTTCATGTGGTCGAACCCTGCGTCCTTGTCCGGTTCACCCTTATCGCTGTAGCACTGAAGCTCAAGGCACTCGATCACCCGTTTGCAGTGCTCGGCCACCTGCAATCGGACCTGGCCCTTGCCGTTCTCCAACAGCGCCTGCACGGCTGCCACTCGGTCACGAACTGGCGGGTTGCTTCGTGGTGACTGGTTTGACATGCCGTAGGACTCAAGGATCTGGATGTCGGTCTGACTCGCGTTGGTGCTGCGACTGCCGCCGCTCGCGTCTGGGTAAACGTAGATCTGCTGCTGCGGATGCCGCCTGCGGATCTCCTGCGCTAGGGCGTCGGTGTCATGCGCGCCGGCGATCTCGTCGATCACCAGCAGACCGTTGCCAAGCCGTACGGCGATCACCGCAGACATGTTGCCCACATTGAAGTCCACGCCAATGCGCAGCGGTTCCCTGCTGGTGTCAGGCATGGCGGTGGTGACATGCTTCACCCGATCGAACCGGTCATATACCTGCCCAGTGGTCAGGTTGACAAACTCGCCGTCGAGGTACGCCCGCAGCAGGCTTGGGTCGTAGTTGGCCTCCAACCGCTCGATGAAGTCCGGCGGCAGGTGCGGGTTGTCCGCCGTGCGCATCTTGATTAGATGGCGGTCTGGCCTGGCTTTGGCTTCGTCGCTGCCGAATGTGTTCCACATCCATCGGAACCCCTCCGGTGTCGATGCCGCACCAAACTGCCGGACATTGCCAGATCGCAAACGGCCAAGGATCTTAGGGAATGCCTTGTTGGCAATGCTGGGCGTCACCGTGTCGATCTCATCAGCGAGCACCCATGCAAGGTTCAGGCCGATGATGCGGCTCCAGTTCTCAAAGCTGCGGCACAGGATCTTGGTGTCGCCGCCCGGCAGGTGCAGCATGTACTCCGGCAGCGGGCTAGCCCTGAACGTGTACGGGATGCCATAGGCATCAAGAAAGTCGTCAAAGTCCGTCTGCCAGATGTCCCGGATCAACGGGCCAGTGGGCTCCATCACCGCGCCGATGAAGCCTTGATTGGCCGCGGCCAGCATTACCGCTTTGGCGCACAGCGCTCGGGTCTTGCCAGCGCCATAGCCAGCACTGATGCCAATAATCTGCGTTGCGGTGTCATCCACGAACGCAAGCTGCCCAGGGTGCAGGTCGTCGCGGATGCGGGTGATCAGGTCTGCGGTGTCCTCAGGCGTCTGCTGCTGCAGGAACGACAACAGCGGAACGTCCTCGCAAATGCCTGCCAACAGGCTCATGACATCTCAAACTGCAAAAGCCGAGCCTGCTTCTCAAGCGCGATCAACGCAGTGTTGAGCTGATCCTTTTCGGATGCCCGGCGCTCGTACTCCATCGCTCGTGCAATTGCTCCCTCTAGCCACTGGGGGCGAGCCAACTCAGCGTCAAGCGCCAGCAGCTTACGCGCTGCGGCCAAATAATCGCGCACTTGTCTATCACTTACCCCCCACTTTTCGGAACCGTACTGAACGATTTGATGATGATTCCAGGCGCGCAAAAGCAAACCATAAACCTCATTGACCCGGTTTTGGATCTCGTCTTTGGTGCTTTTGCGCGCCATTGTATTACTCCCGGATTTGAATTGGCATGATGAGATATGTCTGCTCTGTCATGCTAGTCGGCGTCAACACCACTGGGGTTGTTGCGCTGTTGGCTGACAGTGTAACAGTCTCCGCCGATCGCATAGCCTTCAGGCCATCGAGCAGGTAGTGCACGTTAAACGCCCACGACCCAGTGGCAGAGCCCTCGAAGGTGATCAGCTCTTTGCCGTTATTGGCATCGGCTTCAGCGGTGATGGTGAGCGCACCACCCTTGGCCGTGAGCTTGACGGCATTGTTGTGCGCCTCAGCGATCAACGCGACGCGCTCTAGGCATCGGGTGAACCGGTGCCGGTCCATGGTCATGGCGTGCTCGAAGCTGGCGGGGATTAGCGCTGCCACGTTGGGATAGGTGCCATCGAGGATGCGGCTGTACATGACGATGCCATCACCAGCGTCAATGACCGCCTGCCCCTTGGCTGCTGCTACTGTCACCATCCGATCCTGCAGCAGCTTCATAGTCGCTGCCGGCAGCACCAGGTCAATGCCATCGGGCAGCGCCACAGGCACGCGCATGAGCCGATGGCCGTCTGTGGACTCCATGAACCCAGCAGCGAGGTGAATGCCCTGCAGGATCTGCTTACTGGCATCGGTGCTGACGGCTGCCATGCAAGCACGCACGCCAGCGGTGAGGTCCAGCTCAGCACCAGGAGCCTCCACAGCGGGCAATGCCGGATAATCCGCCGCATCCTGCACAGCAAGGCCGTAGGAGCCGCTGGAGGCCGTCACAGCGCCGTCTGACAGGGTCACAGGCTCACCGTCGTCCATGCGGCTCACAAGGCCAGCCAGCAGCCGATACGGCAGCGCCACGGTGCCAGATGTGTCTACGGCTGCGGGAACGGTGACCGTGATGCCGAGGTCCAGGTTGAATCCGGTGACGGTCATGGTGCCGCCGCTGGCAGCTACCAGGCAGCAGGACAGGATCGGATGGCTGTTGCTGGTGCTGATGGCCGGCGCAATGGTGCGCAGTGCATGGCTGAGATCAGCCTGTGTGGTGATGAGTTTCATGATGCAGCTTCGGTGAGGATTGAAACCAGCCGGTTGTAGTCGGCTGCGAATGACGCGACCAGTTCAGCAGGGATGGGCTGCTGATCGTCTTGGGCATTGTCGCGGATCGCAGCAGCATACGCCAATGCGTGCTCCATGGCGTCATGGAGCCGGTTGATCACGGGTTGCTGCTTGGCTGCGATGTCGATGAGTTCCATGTGAGGGTGAATGCAACAAGCTGCTCAACCAATCGCCGTGGGATGTCACCACGAACACTGGCAAGCGCATCTGACACTAGGCGGTGATAACCAGCAACGGTAAGGCCACCTTTGCAATCCGACACAAGCGCCCGACTGCGGATCAACTGCGACCGGCTGACACCTGCCGCCGCTGCTGCTTGGTCGAGCGCCACCAGATCCGCAGGCTCAAACCGGACTTTGACTTCCTTCATGGCAGGCACCATAAGGGGGTTCCCCACCTAAAAGCAAGGTGGGACGGGGTGGGGTACCGCAAAACCCAGTCCAGCACTGGCGGTTCCCCACGTACCCTACCTAACCCCACCTATATCAAAGCAAATAAAGGAATAGAGAGACGCGTAGGGGAACGTAGGGAAGTCTCAGACCTAGGTGGGACGCGAGTCAGGTGAGGTACCTGCTCCAGATCCGTTGCAGCGCAGTGGATCTGAGCAATCCATAGGTGGGGTACCCGTCCTACCTAGGTGGGGTACTAGCGGCGGTACACATAGGCCCTGGTTGACCCTTTGCCGCTGCGGTACCGCTTGAACCCAAGCCGCTTGAGCACGTCCGCAACCTGCATCTGGTCCGCCTTGGTCTGCCGTTCTACGGGCTTCTTGATGGCCTCAGTGAGCAACCTTTCAGTGGTCAAATCAATCTCGCCGTGTCTACGCAACCAGTCTTCAATCTCTGCCTGCCAAGGGTTATCAACGACGTATGATTCATTCTCTTCGGCAAGCTGCCGTTCATGCTCAGCAGGCAACCGACTGGTCTCACCTGCACGGTATGCAGCAACAGCGGCAGACCATATTGCATCGCGTTCTAGCAATAGCGTTGCGGTGTCAATCTGATCCGACTGCGTCTTGGTTGTAGGGATCACCCAGAAGCGGCGGTTACCAGTTTCGTCCACCAAAAACCCAGTGGTGCGGTTAGTGGTGCCGACGATAATGCCGCGCCTTGGGAATGCCTCAGTGGCCTTTCCATATGGCACGCGGAACATATCAACTGCCTGCGATAGGAACGCCTTGACCTGCCCTGCGTGTTTGCGATTGGTTACATGGTCCAGCTCTGCCCACTCCATGATCCATGACCGATGCAGCACCATGAGATCGTCTTTGGTGCTGATGTCACCAAGGGCATCACTGAAGAAGTCATGGCCGAGGCACGCCCAGAACGATGACTTGTAGGCACCCTGATCGCCCATGATCACGCAGGCTGAGTCGTGCTTACAGCCAGGGTTGTAGGCACGGGCAACAGCACCGATCAACGTGCGCTTGAGCATCTCGTCGTAGATGGTGCCAGGCGTGTCGCCGGGTCGCAGGTATCCGGTTGACAGGGCCTCGATGTAGGCAGGTGCCACAGTGGCTGCGACGCGATCGAGGTATTCGACGACCGGGTCATAGGGCGACTCGTTGGCTACCTGCACGATGCAGTCCAGGGCTACTTCTTTGGATACCTTGTATCCCATCTCAGCGAGCGTGAGATAAAAGCGCTCTGCGCCTTCGATGGGTGCGCCATCTACCTCGATCCGTTGGGTGAACGTGTTGTACCTGTAGCTGCTGTCACCATGGCGCAACAGGTTGAGCAGCTCTGCAGCATTCATCGGCTGGAGCTGCGGGTTTACTGCTGACGGCGGTTGCTTGCCTGCAGGGCGCTCTCGACGGACTGGCTCTTGCTGCTGCCGGCCACGCCAACCATCCTGCTTGGCTAGTTGGCCAAGGGTGCCGAGGGTGATGCCACCGCCGGACTTGAACCCGCGCCACTTGTGCTCGCAGTCACCTGGCTTAAATTTGGATGACTGCGACGACCAATTGATCCAATCCGCCAGCAGGGCATCATCGACGCTATGGAGCGCCATGCCGACCTCAAGCCACTGGTCATAGTCATCAGCGCGACTGGGCTGCAACACCTCGAGGAACGACCGAGCGCGCGCCGTGTCATCAGTGCCGCCACTGACCAGCGGCAACGGCGCCTGTACCGGTTGCCGCAGCATCCGCGCTATCAGGTCTGCCGGTGCTTCGGCAATATCTACATCTGTTGGCGATCGCCCTGGCACCCAGCTATAGCCACTGGTTAGCGGGTGTGCGCCGGCAACGATGGACTGGCAGCCATCCCAGCGCAGTTCTACCTGCTCAGGCTTGCCTTCGGCATCGGTGACGCCAGTCTTGTATTTGCGGGTGCGGATGTCTGCCCAATAGTGCTCAGGCACCTGGTAGATGATCTGAAACCGCCCGTCACGACCGGAGGTTACGGTCCATGACGGCGGCAACGAGCTGACCGGGATGCCCCAATCGTCAAACAACCGCGATGCGGATTTGCCGTCATGGTCCACGAACAGCAATCCACCACTAGGCGTGCCGCAGCAAACGCCGATCGCCTTGGCACGACCGGACTGCAGTTCCTTGCCGAGCTGGATGCGGGTGATGAAATTCTTCTGCCAGTTGTCCATGTACGGACGCTTCTGGCCGTCAACTGCCACATAGGACCAATGGCGCGGCAGTGCTGCTAGCTGCCCGAGTAGGTCGCTGGTCATAGACCCCTCGGGCCGGTAGCTGGCAGCAGGCCTTGCTTGTCAAGGCGCATGGCCTGCTCGACCACAAGCCTGAGCACAGCGCTACGAGACAGGCCGGCAACGCGGCGGGCGTCAAGCCATGCCATCTGCTCTGGCGTGAGCTGCACGGCAAGCGGGTGTGATAATGGCACGAGTCCTAGCGGATACTTGCGCAGTCTACCGGGTTGCGCTAGGGTTGCAGGGCCACTCCGGCACCACAGATGAACCCTATCTATCGAATCACCTACCAACGCCCTTGGGGCCCTTGCGTTGTCAACACAACCCAATTTGCCAATGAAAACGATTTAAGAGCAAGATTCAATCAATCATACAAAAATTGTGAGATTCTAAAAATAGAAGACGTAACCTTAGAGTTTTTGCCCAAGGGAATATGAAAACCTATTTAGAAATAGACGTCTACCAAGCCGCCATTGAGCGCTTGGATTTTATTTTTGAGCATTTCAGCCGCGTTTACGTCTCTTTTTCTGGCGGCAAGGACAGCGGCGTTCTCTTGAATCTTGTTTGCGATTATGTCAGAAATCGAAAACTGCCAATAAAGATTGGCGTCCAAATAATGGACAATGAAGCCAACTATACTCATAGCGAGGAGTTTATGCACCGCATTCTCCAAGCTAATCGCGACATCCTAGATATTTATTGGTGCTGCCTGCCAATTACTTTGCCATGCACTGTTTCGTCATATGAAATCGACTGGCAGTGCTGGGGCGAACACGATCGACACCGCTGGATTCGCCCAATGTCAAAACACGATTACATTGTAAACCTTGAAAATCACCCCTTTGGCGATTTGTTCGTTGAAAACATGGACTACGCTACTTTTTGGGACATGTTTGCAGAGTGGTATAGCCAGGGGCAGCCATGCGCCAACTTGATCGGCATTCGTACTGTTGAATCTCTTAATCGTTTTCGAGCTATTCTTAACCAGGACAAAGAGACCATGCTAGGTCGGATGTGGACAAAGAAAAATACAGATCACACTTACAACTGTTATCCAATTTACGATTGGCGGACTGAAGACATTTGGACCGCCAACGCAAAGTTTGGATGGGATTACAACAAACTTTACGACGTGTTCTATATGGCCGGCATTCCTATTAAAAAAATGCGTGTTGCTTCGCCTTTTATGTCAGAGTCAAAATCAAGCCTTGCAATGTATCGGGTGATTGACCCGCAAGTATGGGCTAGGTTATGCGCTAGGGTTGGCGGCGCTAATTTTATGGCTACTTATGGGAAACAACTTGATTATAAATCTTTTAAGCTCCCAGCTGGTCATACCTGGAAATCATTTGTAAAGTTCTTGCTTGCTACGTTACCGGATCAGTCAAGCGCAAATTTTAAGCAGCGCTTCATTCAGTCAATCCGTTACTGGGGACGAGTGGGGCGCGGACTACCCGAGTTTATTATTGATGCCCTTGGTCGTATTGGCATTCGTTTCTACATCAATGGCACCACACGGCACGGCGGCAACAATCTACGCCGTGTTGTAATCAAGGTGCCACCTGATCAACTTGATGATTTGCCATGCCATAACAGCATGGTCACTTCATGGAAACGCTTTGCTATCACGGTTTTAAAAAACGACCACACGTGCAAATACCTGGGACTGGCGCCAACCCAAGAACAACAGCGCCGCCAAAGGTCAATCCAACGCAAGTACAGCCAAGTCCTTAATCGCTCCATCAAATGAAAATCCTAAACGTTTCTCAGCTCTCTTCTGATCGCATCGTTAACTGTCCCAAAGGTGGTTTTACCAGCCATCGCTTGTTAACAGAAGACGATGGCATGGGATACAGCATGACCAAGACCATTGTGCATCCCGGCAAACCACACCGTTGGCACTATCAACACCACCTCGAAACTTGCTACTGCGTCAGCGGCAAAGGTCTGCTCATTAACGAAGCAACACAAGAGATTCACGTTATCGGGCCTGATGTGACTTATGTGCTTGACAAGCATGATCCTCACATTTTTGAAGCTCTAGAACCGACCACGCTTATTTGCGTTTTTAACCCGCCACTTAAAGGCAATGAGCTACATGACGAGAACGACTCTTACCCTTGGCGATCCCCGGTTTATTCCGTACGCAGTATTCCTATCGAGAAAGTTACCGCCAATGATTACAACCCCAACTCTGTGGCGCCGCCTGAAATGGCACTACTCGAAACATCCATCTGGGAAGATGGTTACACGCAACCTGTCGTTGTCGTGCATGATGCCGAGCGTGACCTTTATGTGGTCGTTGACGGTTTTCACCGTTATTTAACTCTAAGGAACAGTCAGCGCATCCGCGAACGCGAAGGCGGCCGGTTGCCTGTAGTAGTACTGCGCAAAGAATTGCATGACAGGATGGCATCAACCATCCGGCACAATCGCGCTCGTGGTTCGCACAACATTGAACTGATGAGCGTAATTGTTGCTGAGCTGATTGAGATGGGCAAAGGCGACGCATGGATTTGCAAGCACATTGGCATGAGCCCTGATGAACTTTTGCGCCTTAAGCAAGTTACAGGCTTGGCCTCGCTGTTTTTGGGTAAAGATTTCAGCAAGGCGTGGGACGTGGAACAAATCGACAACTTGACGGAGGATCTAGAACATGAAGCTCAAGAGAATCTGGTTACCCATTGATGCCTGGGAGGAGATCCACTGCAACATGTGGGGCGAGGTAGCTAATCGCCGCCTCTACCTGCAAAGGGCCGTTATCTTTACCGGCAATCACCGCCTCTACGGGCGCTATATGCAACGGGTCACGGTGGAGTGGCCCAACAGCTGCATCAACGCGCTGACTGACTACAACCTCAATCGCAAAGCATGGATCGGGCACGCAGCTTGCGCGCTGGCTCTTCGATGCCCTGAAGACATCACCAGACAAGCATGGGGACTTTTAACCGATGAGCAACGGACATTGGCGAACCGACAAGCGAATCGAGCCATTCGCGCCTGGGAGATGCGCTACCGCCAGAGTCTCGGAATACGTGCGGACGTGGAAAACCCGCTGTTATTCGCACGAGATTCCCGATGAAGTGCCGGCCAAGGTTGCAGCCTCAGGCCGTGCTCCATCTTGGAAAGCTGTAGCACTTGCTTTGCTGCAAAATGACCTGCACCTTTATCAACTGGGTTATTCGCGTCCTGCATACGAGCGACAACGACGTGCCTTGACAATGGCGCAAATTGCTATTCATGGAACGCCAGCCGAAGGTACGCAACTGGAACTGCCACTATGAACCTCCGCCCTTACCAACAACAACTCATCACTGACATCCGCTTGCAGTACCAGCTAGGGCACCGCACTGTGCTAGCGGTGCTGCCCACTGGTGGCGGCAAGACGGTGTGCTTCAGCTACATTGCCCAGTCTGCCGCCCGCAAAGGCAACCGGGTCTGCATCTTGGTGCACCGCGCCGAGCTGCTGGACCAGGCCAGCCGCAGTCTCACGGCTATGGGCGTGCCCCATGGCCGCATTGCAGCCGGCCGCAGCATGGACCTAAGCCATGCGGTGCAGGTTGCCTCGATCCAGACCGTGGCCCGCAGGCTTCACAAACTGCCGGCTGGGTTCTTCCAGCTCTTGGTGGTGGACGAGGCACACCACACCAATGCCGGGCAATGGGCAACGGTGCTGCAGCACTTCCAACAGGCGCATGTCCTAGGCGTGACCGCCACGCCATGCCGCGGTGATGGCCGCGGCTTAGGTGACCACTATCAGGCCATGGTGCTCGGCCCGAGCGCTGCATGGCTGACCGACAACGGCTACCTCGCCAGTGCCCGTGTGTTGGCACCTCCGGGGTTTGACAGCACTGGGCTGCGCAAGCGCATGGGTGACTTCGACACCAAGGACGCCGAGCAGCGCGTCGGCACCATCATGGGCGACTGCTGCAGTCACTACCGTAAGCACCTAGCAGAGCAGACGGCGATTGCGTTCTGCTGCAGCGTGGCACATGCCGAGGCGGTGGCTGCCCTGTTCATGTCGCAAGGCATCCCTGCCGCCAGTATTGACGGCACCATGACCACTGACCAGCGCAGAGACCTACTGCAGGCACTCGGAACCGGTCGCATCAAGGTGCTTACATCGTGCTCACTTATTGGTGAAGGCGTAGACGTGCCAAGCGTCGGGGGATGCATTCTGCTCAGGCCAACGCAGTCAGTCGGCCTGCACTTGCAGATGATCGGTCGTTGCCTGAGACCGTCACCGGGCAAGCCTGCTGCTGTGGTGCTGGACCACGTCGGCAACACGCTCAGACTGGGCCATCACCTCGAGGACCGCGACTGGAGCCTTGACGGCATCAAGAAGCGCGATGCCGACCGTGCGCCATCGGTCAAGGTGTGCCCGGTGTGCTTTGCCACCAGCATGAGCGCCACGCAGGTGTGCCCTGACTGCGGGCATGTGTTCGCGCCGCAGGAGACCAGGGAGCTAAAGGTGGTCGAGGGTGAGCTTATAGAGATGCAAACAGGCGGCATCAAGGTTGGCGACTATGTGACGGTTAGCGACCGTCGGATTGCATCTAGGTATCCAGGATCGTGGCGCATTCACGCGATTGATCACATTGTCGATTCCTACGCATTTATCACCAAAATCAAAACCGGCGATCCAGGTGGCGACGGGCATTGGTTAAAAATCTCAAGGTTGCGGCTTGATTCCAAGGCTGGCAAACGCGAGCAAGGCAGTGCACAGTCCTTGGAGGACCTCCGCCAACTGGCGCAGCAACGTGGCTACAAACGCGGCTGGGCAGAGCGGGTCTATCAGGCTAGGTTGGCTAAACGGCATGGGTTGTGAGTGACCGAGCAGCGCATACAGCAACAGATCCGAATTGCCTGCAGCACTGGTGACACCAGGCTGTTCCGCAACAACACCGGCACCCTGCGCGACCAGCATGGCCGCCCGGTGCAGTTCGGCCTGTGCAAGGGCAGCGCTGACCTGATCGGCTGGCGGACTGTCACGGTCACGCCTGACATGGTCGGCACTCAGGTGGCTGTGTTCCTCAGCATCGAGGTCAAGACACCAACCGGCAGGCTGAGGCCCGAGCAGCAGCAGTGGCTCGATGTGGTGCAGGCAGCCGGCGGCATTGCTGGCGTGGCGCGCAGCGTCGAGGATGCGTTACGCATTGTGACTGAGCACGCTTGACCACGGCGGCACATGGTGTAGGATGTGGGGGTCCCAAACGGATTCCACCCATGACTACCTGTCCCTTCAAGCAGCACAACGACTACAAAATCAACTGGCAAGCTGCCGAGATGCCTGCACCGAAGCAGCTTGCTGAGCCTAAGGCACCTGCAACTGACGACGATCTTGTCGCCGTCAAGTACGAGGCCTGAATCCAATGACAACCACACTGACCCTGATCCTTGCCCTGTTGCTGCTGCCGTTGCTGGTGCTGCTGTGGGCGACGGAATCAACCGAGCAGCGCGCTAAGCGGCTGCGTGGCTACGGCTGGTCGCAGCGGCGCATTGCCGAGCATCTCGGCATCACCCGCTATCGCGTCCGCGTAGCACTGGCATGAGAAAACAGGGCGGCCCATCACCGCCCTTCGATCCTCACAACACCATTCTACCTATGACATCTGACGACTTCTGGACCCTCCAGACCGCCAAGCAACATGGCGGCGGGTTCATCTCCCGCCTTGCCGATGCAGGGCTGGTCGCTGATCCAAGCAACCGGCACACGCTGTTCGAGGCATTCCCGCAACTGTTGCACTGCTTCGGACCCCAAACCCTGATCCACCGCCAACTGAGGCAGAAATGAGCACTTATGTATGGATTACGGATCGAGACCCTGAAGAGTTTGATTTTGACATCCACGGGCATGTACACATTCAAGATCTTCCAGGCGATGGTGCAGTGCGCGTTCATGAATCCAATTACAAGCCAGGGACTCCATGGCGCCATACACAACGAAAAAGACGCAAACGCAAAGTAGAAGATACGCATCCGCAGCATGTTCTTTTTACAAGCACTGACCAATGGTGCTCAACTTGCCGATTTTTTGATTCTCTTATGGCCACTCGCCAAGGCATTTGCAGGCGTTACGCGCCAAAACCCACAACGGGCGACAAGGAACATTCCTCAGCATTTTGGCCTGAAGTTGTTGGTTGGTCTTGGTGCGGCGAATGGGAGGCAAAGGCGTGATCAGCAACTTTGACTACCACTCCGATCCAGCCGTCAGCGCCAGCCACCTGAAGGCGGTAATGCAATCGCCTTACCACTACTGGAGCCGGTACGTTGACCCCAGCCGCAGCCCGGTTGAGCCGACTGCTGCGATGAAGCTCGGCAGCTTGGCCCATTGCGCCATCCTTGAACCAGACGAGCTGCTGAACCGCTACGGCATCTGCGCACCGCGCAACACCAAAGCCGGCAAGGAGCAGGCTGCGGCTATGGAAGCCGAAGGCATCGAGGTGGTCACCAGTAGCGACATGGCACTGGCCATGGGCATGAGCGCTGCAGTGCAGGCGCACCCTGCAGCAGCAGCACTGCTGAAGCAAGGCAAGGCCGAGCAGTCCTTCTGGTGGGATGACCTGCCCACCGGGATGCGATGCAAGTGCCGTCCTGACTGGTACTACGGCAGCACTGTGGTGGACATCAAGACCACCACCGACGCCAGCCCGCAGGCATTTGCCCGCAGCGTGGCCACGTTCGGTTACCACGTCCAGGCTGCGCACTACCTCGCTGGCCTGCATGGTGCCGAGCGGTTCGTGTTCGTCGCAGTCGAGAAGACTTACCCGCACGCCGTTGCGGTGTATGAGCTGGACAGCGAAGCCCTTGCATTAGGGCGGACCATGCGGGACAATGGCATGGACGTGATCGCCGGATGCCATGCCGCCAATGTGTGGCCGGGCTACGGCGACACGTTCATCCAGACCATCAGCCTGCCTCGGTGGGCGACAAATCCCATTCAAACTGAGATCTTCTGATGACCACTCAAACATGGCTACGAACCCCTGACGCAGCAACTTATCTTTGCTGCTCACAGAATCACTTGAAAAGAAACCGCGACATAAACGGTGGTCCATTAATCGGTGGCGTGCATTACTGCCTAGGCAATAGTCATAGTGCGGCCATCACATGGAATGTAAATGAAATTAGAAAATTATGGCATCAGCAAGGAATGATGCGCAAGCAAGTCGCAAATCAAATCATCAACGAACTGCAAGCACAATGACCAGCGCTTCAATCACCACCTGGACGCCTGATCAGGTGCAACTGATCAGCAGCACCATTGCACCGGGCTGCACCAATGACGAGCTGCGCCTGTTTGCGTATGCCTGCCAGCGCACTGGGCTGGATCCGTTCAGCAAGCAGATCTACGCCATCAAGCGCGCAAACAAGCTGACCATCCAGGCCGGCATTGACGGCCTCCGTGCCATTGCCGAGCGCACTGGGCAACTGGATGGATCCGAGACCTACTGGTGTGGCGAGGAAGGCGACTGGCGTGATGTGTGGCTGTCATCCAAGCCACCTGCCGCGGCCAAGACGATCGTGCACCGCAAGGGCAGCAACCATGCCTTTGTTGGTGTCGCCCGGTTTGCGGACTACAACGCTGGCCAGGGACTGTGGTCCAAGATGCCTGCTGCGATGATCGCCAAGTGCTCCGAGGCACTGGCACTGCGCAAGGCGTTCCCTGCTGACATGTCCGGCGTCTACACCACCGATGAGATGGACCAGTCTGAGCCGGTCACCGTTACCACCGAGAGCGCTCCTGCATTGCCTGCGCGTAAAGACACCAGTAAGTTCTTCACTGCCGGCGCTGCTGCCATCGCCAAGGCCAAGAGCCTGCAGGACCTTGAGGACCTGCAACCGCGCATGGCAAAGCGGCTGGAAGATGGCGATCTGACGCAAGAGCAGCATGACAAGCTGCTGCAGCAGATGCTTGAGAAGGAGGCTGATCTTGTATCTGACGACTGAACAGCTAGCAGCGCGTTGGGGTCTGAAGCCAAGCAGCATCAAATCCCAACGGCTGCGGGGCCAAGGGCCGTCCTATTACACGGTCCCGCGGTTCGGCTTGCCGTTAGGCGAGTCGCGGGTCAGGTATCCCATAGCGGACGTCCTGGCCTTTGAAGAGTCCAATTCCATTACCCCTGTCAACCCATGAGCCTTTATGCTTCCGGCGTCGTTCGTATTATTAGCGAACCGCAGATCAAGTTTTTTGATTCTGGCACTTGTGTTTGCAACTTCGGTGGTGGCATCAGCGAAGGCAAAGATAAGGACGGCAATTACATCAACAACGCCATCGACGTAGAAGTCTGGGGCAAAGGCGGCCAGATGATCGCCGACAACTGCAAGAAAGGCGACAGCATCATGGTGACCGGTGCCATCCGCCGCCAAGACTGGAACGACAAGGACACCGGCACCAAGCGCAGCAAGCATGTGCTGAACGTGCAGCGGTTCGAGTACCTGCCGCGTGCCAAATCAGAAGAGGCTGCGTTCTGATGACTGACATTAAGCAGGACAACGAGCGCCAAGAGCTGCTTGAGCGCTTATACCACGAGGACGGCCGGGATAATCCCGACCATCCAATGCACTCACTCTACACGGGGCTTTATGAACAGCACATCAATCAAAGCAGCCTTTGACGCATGGTGGCGTGACAGCTATGGGGTGCCTCCGGGCACCCATGCCGTCATGACCCACGTCGCCTTTGCTGAGCACATCCTCAAGCTGGTGGAGCTGATGGAGGAGGAGTCCGACCGTGACTGACCTCTCCCCCGAATACGTTTGGGAAATCAGTGGCCCATGTCGCGAGCACGACTCGTACATACTGCCACATGACGACGACGCTAGATGGATGTCAGCAAGAGATTTTGCGCTTGCTTGGCTTGAAGAACTCATGGATCAAATGGAAGTCGGTAGCCCTGTGTTGGGCATCGAAGTTCAACTTAGGGCTGCAACAAAATCGGACTTAGCAATTTTGCGCGGAGAATCAGATGAACTCGATGACTGACCTCTCTCCCGCCGCGCAGGCAGTGCTAGATGCGTACAACGCAGGATTTATTCAACCAGTTGCTGTGCATCACAAACCGCGCATCGCCGCCGCCCTGCGAGCTGCTGCGGATCAGGTATTAGCCGCCCAATGGGAAGGGCGAATAGAACCCGATGCAGCGCACAGTCTCGGTATCAACTGGACTCGTGACGCGTTGCACGCCATCGCCGCCGAGCTGGAGGGCCAATGATCCGCTTTGCATTGCTGCTGCTGCTCCAAGCGCCCGCCATGGCGCAGCCCAGCAGATCCGTCACAGCAACCGTTTACGACGGCTGGTTCCATGGCCGCGTCACCTACTGCGGACAGACGTACCAACACTGGGGCGTCAGCGCCGCGCACCCATGGCTGAGCTGCGGCACCCGTGTCCGTGTCAGCCATCAGGGCCGCACGTTGGTGGTGCCTGTTACTGATCGCTGTGACTGCGGTTCGATTGACCTTAGCGCTGGCGCAGCACACCGACTTGGTGTTCCGTTAGATGGCATTGCAACCGTTCGCATCTCACATCAATGAGTG